GCCACAGTTAGGCTTTCGTCGAGCGACGACACCGAAGTTCGGAATGGGCGCCAAACCTGGCGCCTTTTTCTTTAGGTTGACATTTGTAGTGCGAACGCAGCCGCAACTGCGTGAAACCACTGACGGCGGCGTGGTCGCCATGTAAAGCGCGTCTGTCGATAAAACCCATGTGATTCTCGGTAGATACGTTGACAAGATATTGTCTGTATGGCGGGATGGACGCACACGACCATGACCAGTCAGACAGATCCGCGCAAACTGAAGGCTTTGTTGAGAGACTCCCAGGCCGTCATTCCGGAAGCGGATGAAGACGACGAGGAGGCGACTGGTGCGGACGGTTCCGACGGGGCGGACGAAGAGGAAGATACCGGCGACGAGGGCGAGGCAGAAGGGCTGACTGTCGAGTCGCTGGCCGAGTCTTTCAAGCCGGCTGTCCCGACCATCAACGAAATCATCGACGAGTTCCGCCAGGGCACGGATGCGCAGCCCGAGGCGGGCATCGAGCAGCTCGAGGAAGAACTCGACCCCGAGCTCGTGCACTCGTTCGTCGCGTGGACGGACGACGTTGGCAAGCGCGACTTCCGCAAGCTCGGCGAGGCGCTTGAGCTCGAGGACGTCGATGGATTCGTCGGCTGGTGCCGCCAGGTCCACAAGATGGAGCTGGACAACGGCGACGAGGAATCCGAGGACAAGGACGAAGAGTCCGAGGATGAAGGCGAAGGCGGCGAGGGTGGGGACGAAGGCGGGGAAGAGTCCGACGCCGAAGACAGTGGCGAGGACGAGGGCGGCGAATAGCCATGCCCGACCGCCTGAAGAATAGCCTGCGCAAGTTCTCCCATCCCGTTGAGGGCATGGTCAACACGGACCTGTCGCAGAACCAGCCCGACATTGACCCGCGGTTCGGTGGCGAGCCCGAGCCGTACCCGGCCGAGCCTGCCAGCGGTATCGCGGTGAGCGGGCCGTCGCGCCTGTCGAAGATCACAGTCAAACACCAGGACGAGCTGGCCAAGACGCTGCCGCCCTACCCGCAACGTGAATTTCCGCTCACAGTGAAGGCGAGGAAGAGGCCATGAGCACAATTGGAAAAGACATGTCCCCCGGGCGACAGCGGGCACTTGAGACGTCTGGCTCGAACATCGAGGCGGACCATCAGTACATGGCGCCCGACGGTCACCCGGCCGGTCCCGGGGCTGCGGAAGATATGGCGGCGAAAGCCGTACCGCCGATCAGCGGCGACGCGACGGCACCCAAGGTGATGCGCCGGTCGCCGTTCTCGAAAAAGTAGCGGCGACAACAAGGAGATCACGATGTCCGAAGAGCGAATTCCAACTGACGAGTACGATCAGAAACACGGCACGCCGAAGGGCTACGAGCCGACCGAGACCGACACGGGTCCCGCCTCGGCTCCCGAGCACAGTCGGCCGTCGCCGATCAAGCCAAAGTCGGGTGGCGGCGTCGATTAGCCGGCGCCACGACAAGGTCAACAACCCACACGACGAGGATCACCGATGTCCAGCACTACGACTTCCACCACCACCCTTCGAGACAAGCTCAACAGCCCGACCCTTGGCAAAGAGGCGGATGCCATCCGAGAGGCTCCCCTAGGAGACCTTCTGTCGCTTCTGCTTGACGTGGCCAACCCGGGAACCAGTGTCCCGGCAACCACCGTCGGAGGGGCCGTTGCCAACACCGGCGTTCAGAGCCCTGCGAACGCCAGCTACACGCAGGCTGACCAGACGGCGCTTGCCACCTGCGCGCTCGCCCTCGTGGTGCAGATCAACCTGCTCCGCACTGACGTCCTCGCTCTCCGCGCTGCCATGGCGACCGCTCTAACGGGCGTCCTCGGCGGCATGACCGAGACCAGCGTCACGGTCACGAGCAACAAGGCGGTCCTCGCCCAGGCCCCGACCCAGAACGGTCTGTTCGTCGTCAACGGAACGACCGGCACCCACACGGGCGTCAAGCAGCTCGTGAGGGATCCGACCCAGACGCTGGCCACCGGCCAAGTGTACTGGGACGGCGGCGTGAACATCACGTTCGCGGCCATCGACGCCATCACGGTCTGTGACCTGATGTACTCGAAGAGCGACCTGACGCAAAAGGCGTCCGTTCTTATGCGGCTCGTTTCGCCCTAATCGGCGACTGCGATCCACGGAGGCCACTCAGTTCAATGTTCATAGTACGCGCCACATGCAGCCCCGGATGTACCGAGGAAGCCACTGTGGCGCTACAAATGACTCGGCAACTTGCGTACTCCAGCCCGTTGAAGTCGTCACTCGTGACGACGGCGACGATACAGCCGGAAGACCGCGACGAAGACGAGTAGAGCTCACAAGGAGCGAGTCATGGAACCAGCAATCAACGCACCAATTCCAAGCCCAAGTCAGCAGCCAGCAGCAGAACCCATTCCCCAGTCGCAGCCACTTGTCCCCACGAGCACACCCCCGGCCCAGGCATCAGGCGGAAAGAACGTAATGATCCCAGCAACTGCATTTCGAGAGAGATTGCAGGGCGCGAAGGCCACCGGACGCAAGGAGTACGAGGTGCAGCTCGATAAGGACGCCCAGGCTCTCGGCTACGCCAGCCACGCCGCCATGATGGAAATCTTGCGCAGTGGAGCAGGCCACCCGAGGCAGCAGCAACCCCAAGCCCGTCCGGCGAACCGACAGACCGTCGTCCAACCGAACAGGCAAGAGCCGAACCAGGATCCCCAGGTCATTCCGCCGAAGAACTCCAAAGACCGCAAGGCCTGGGATCGACAGCAGGCGAGGATCCGGGACCTCGAACGGCAGAACCGCCAAGCGCAAGAGGAGCGCGCCGCCGAGTCTGCTCGACGGAAGAAGGCCGAGCGCAGGGCGCAGGCAGCGGAAGCCAGGGCAAATCTGGAGCGCATCGCCGCGGGATGCGGCATCAAGCGAATCGGGCAGGCGATCTACCTGTTCGAGGAAGCGCACAGGGGAAAGTCAGTCGAGGAGCTAGGCCAGGTCGACGAAGCAAAATTCTTCGAAGGGCTTCGTCAAACGGATTCGTACCTGTTCGGGGAAACGGTTGTGCCGGCGACCACTGGCACCAGCGGCACCATTCCGGGTGCGCATGTTCCCCCGAGGCCATCGTCCACATCAGTGGCCGCTGGCGAAGCAGCTCAAGTCGACACCATGAAGATGAGCGAAGAGGAGTTCGCATTGCACCAGCGCAAGCGTGGATTCCGAAGCGTCTCGTCGGGTGGATTGGGCTAAGGCAGCAGGCACGGGCGAGGAACTCGAACCCCCACGACAATAGAGAGAGAGGAAACAGATGGATTTCTCAGTCATTCAAGCAGACCCCACAATTCGAGCCCTGGTTCAGGACAACTCGCTCGTTCGCCAATTCCGCGATCCCCTCCTGCCGCGCAACCTGTTCCGCGGCGAGGCGGCGCCCGTGCATCAGCCGGGCAACGCCGGTGACAACTTCGTGTTCACGGGAGCCGGCCTCATGTCGCCGAGCCCGAACCCGCGCAACCCGAAGAACGAGCCCGCTCCCAAGGACTACCAGAAGGAGCAGTGGAGCATGCAGCTTCACGAGTACTACGACCGATGCCCGGACACTCACATGCCGACGTCGATCGTGGCCATCGTCAACCTGCTGAACGAGAACCTCGCGGCTCTCGGAAAGAACGCAGGCCAGACGCTCGATCGCGCCGTCCGCAACCGTCTGTACAACGCCGGCCTGAGCGGAAATACCGTGGCGACCGCGAACGCCTCGAGCACCACTGTGGCGCTCGCGCGCCTGAACGGCTTCACGACTTCGCGTCGTCCCGACCTGTCCACCGGCAGCCCGGTGCAGTTCCAGGCGGTGAGTAGCAACAACCCGCTCGTGATCCACTACCTGCACAGTGGCACCGTCTACACCACGACGGTGACGGGCTACACGCCCACGTTCTCGGGTGACGAAGTTGGACCGGGCACGATCACCACGGCCGACTCGGTGACGATCACCGCTCGCGACCCCGTGTGGACCGACGACTGCAGCAACATCGTTCGCCCCGCCGCCGTCTCCAGCATCGACGCTCTCACGAGCACCTCGACGCACGCGTTCACGTTCGACCTCTATCGCCAGGCGATCGGTCGTCTCGAGGAGATGAGCGTTCCCAAGTTCTCGGACGGGTACTACCACGTCCATATGAACAGCTACTCGAAGGCGCAGCTGTTCACGAGCACCGAGCTTCGCCAGCTCCTCACCTCCCTCCCGGACCACTACTGGTTCAAGAAGTTCACGCTGGGCGAAGTGCTCGGCGGCATCATCTTCAACGACGTCCAGTGCCCGCGGAAGAACACCGTCATTGGCGGCAACACCAACACGTACGTTGGCGGCGAGGGCGGCGAGATGTTCGGTGGCGAGACCATCAGCTCCGGCTCGGGCACCCTGGAAGTCCAGCGCCCGATCTTCATCGGCGCCGAGGCGGTGTTCGAATACTACAACGACCTCAGCGGTCTCACGACCGAGGCGGGCGTGTGTGGTGTCGTCGGCGAGTTCCAGCCGGCGCAGCTCACCAACAACGGCGTCGAGATCAACGTGGACCGCGTGCAGGTCTACATCCGGGCGCCCGTGAACGTGAAGGGCGACATCGTGACGAGCATCTGGCGGTCCATCATGGACTGGCCGACCCGCACCGATGCCACCACCGGTGACAGCGCGCGCTTCAAGCGATGTGTTGTTGTCGAACACGTATAACCGCGTCGCAACACCATGAACAAATCGCGAGACAGCCGTCACACGACCGAGAAGAGCTCGGGCGGCTGTCTTGCGTCCAAGTTTTCCCCTCGTGGGAAATTGCCCTTCGGGGCATTCAATGGGCCTGGGCTTGTCTATGACAGCCGTAAACACAGACGTTCGTGTCGTTGTGTTCTGGCCCGCCTGCTCTGTGGTTGCACTTCGGTGCTTGCCCATACGAAAGAGCAGGTTCGCCGCACGCGCCTGATGGTCGCTGATACGTGTTGCGCCTGCTTGGTCAGTGGGTCTCCACGCCAGCTTTTAGATGGCGAGTTTGGACTGGCTTCGGCCTTGTCCAGATTGTTGTGTGGCATTCGAACGCTTGCGCGTTCATTTGACGGCTCGGATGTTAATCGTCCGTTGGTGACTTAGGTCATGACGTCCAACTCTCGCCTTTCCAGTCCCCATCGTCGTGGGTTAAACGACGTATCTGGCAGCGCTGGAGTTGAACGTCCCGCCATCTTTTTGACCGACGAAAGGTAGGCTCTGATGAGCGTCCTAAGCGACAGAACAACCAAACAACAGAAGACGGCGGCCAAGCCGGCGGCCCAGCCGGAAACCCAGCCGGAAACTGCGGCGAGCGACTTGCCGGCGTCCTCGGATGCTTCGGTGGAAGAGGAGGGCGTGGCATCGGTCGACGACCTCAAGGTCACGCCTGAGCAGTTCGCTGCCGAGAAGGCCGCGGCTGCCGCCAAGACGGCAAAGGCGAAAGAGCCTATGGCGCCTCCGGTGCCTGCGGAGATGGATCCTATCCCGGCGGTCAAGGCCGACGTTGCTCCGCGCGTTCGCGTAGTGCAGGACGCCGAGTTCTTGATGGGCACGGCGGTGTGCCGGTTCAAGGCCGGGCAGGTCCTGAGCGCGAACCACTACATGCCAGACGCGTTCCGCGAGATCCTCGCGCAAGTCCACACGGAGCCAGTCACCGAGTAGCAAATGCTCTCAGAGCCCGAAAAGACCCGCATCCGATACCACCTTGGGTACCCGCAACTCGGGATGAGCCCATCGCTGTCTATCGGCGTGCCGATCGACACTCCGATGCTGACCTTGCTGCAGCGGACGTTCGAGCTCCTTTTGCCTCAAGCTGAAGACCTGGTCCGCATGTTGCTCAACCGATGCGATGTGAAGGACCAGGAAGTGGCTGACTGCTCTATCCGCATGCAGGCCAGCAAGGTCGACGGTGTTGAATTGCGCAAGGACGAGGCTGACGCGCTCGAACGCGAGTACATGCGCGCGGTCGCCAGGCTGGCCGATACCCTCGGCGTCACCATCTATCCGTACTCCGAGCGGATCAAGTCGATGCCGTCGTCGGGCATGACCAACGTCGGAATGATCGGAATCTCCCGATGAGCATCCCTGTCGCAATTAATCACGTCGGCGTGCTGACGGCCACGGCCTGGACGAACTCGTTCGGCGCCAGCCCAGTGGACACCAGCTTTGCCGCGGTCTACGCCTCGCAGATCAACAACCAGCAGGACATCGTCGGCGCCACGAGCGTCCCGGTCACGCTGCAGCTCGGAAACGTTGGCAAGGTGCGGGTGCTCATCGCCAGGTGCACAGGCAACGGCGTTGTGCTGAAGCTCACCAGTGCCAAGGGTGCGGAGCAAGCTGTCCCGCTGAGCGGCGGCGGTATCGTTGTGCTCCATCTGCCTGTGCTGGGAGACGAGCTGACTGCCGTGAAGGTGACGGGGGACGGCTCGACGGTTTCGTACTTCATCGCGGGGGACTTGGCCTGATGCAACAGGACCGGACCACTCCGAGCCATGTCCCGGCCGAATCCACGGCCGCATCGGGCAGGCTGCATCCTCTGGCCCCAGGCCAGAAGACGCTCGGGGAAAGTCTCGGTCCCACGATTGACGTCATTCGCCAGATTGGCACGAGCCTCGGCCTGCGCCCGTACCGCGTCTTTCTCGTGCACTGGGAGTGGCCGCAGACCAAGGGCATCGGCGCGCCGGTTGAGATTTCGCGCCGGGAGATTATGCCCACCCCGAAGGTGGCCGATATGAGCGGCATGCCGTTCAGCTTGGCCGCAGTCGGAATGACCGAGATGGGCGGCGTGCGAGTCAGTCAGATCAGCCAGCGGTTCAGCGAGGACGACCTCATCGGTCGCACGCCTGACCTGCGCGACACTGTTCACCCGAAGACCAGCCGCGGAAACGTCGAGTTCTTCTACGAGATCGTCGAGGCCCGCCAGACGGTCCCCCCACCCAAGCCCAGGCGGTTCGTTCCCCAGGGCGTGCCGATGCTCAACCGCACCGGCATGGAGTGGCGGCTTTCTCTCACCCGCAGCGAGTACACCTACGACGGTGTGGTGGAGGCGGCGCGGTGATTCGCAGGGTGCACGTTCGTGACCTCGCCGGTTACATCGGCAAGATGCCCAAGGAGCGCCACGCGGCGGCCGTGAAGCACGTGCGGCGCACCCTCAAGCAGCGCGGCCGAGTCATCGTACGGGAGGAGATCAACGCCACACCGAAGATCCCGGTGGACCGCGGCGAGTACCTGCGATCGTGGCAGGTGGTCGACATCCCAGACGGCGTTCGCATTTTCTCGACGAGCCCCTACGCAAGAGTGATCGAGCGCGGCCGGCGCCCTGGCTTCTGGAGCAACATCCAGGCGCTCATCGGCTGGGTCCAGCGCCACGGTATGCAGCGGTGGAACAGCAACCCCGGCATGCGCGCCAGGGTCACCGGCAAGGACGCTCAGCTGGCCAACGCTCGCAGCATTGCCTTCGCCATCGCGGCAGCCATCAAGCGTCGCGGTCTGCCTGCTAGGCACGTGTTCGAGCGCGCCTCCAAACGCATCATCGAAGAATGCAAGACGGCGTGCCGTGCCGCCTTCGCCAACCACGAGGATGTGGCCTGATGCCGATTTCAGAACGCTTCTGGTCGAAGGTGAACAAGGGCGAGTCGATCCCTGCGCATGCTCCAGAACTTGGCCCATGCTGGACGTGGACGGCTGGTACGAATAAAGCTGGCTACGGTGCATTTGCTTTGCAGTTGGAAGGGCGACCGTATGCCATGCACTGCGCTCACAGGGTGTCCTGGTACTTGGAGCACGGAATTTGGCCAACCCTGTCGGTGCTTCACAAGTGCGACAACCACGCATGCGTGAGGCCGGATCATCTCTTTCTCGGAACGCAACTGGACAACATGCAGGATATGGTCCGCAAGGGAATGAAGGTTGCCACCGGAAGCCCGGGTGAGAGCAACGGTAATTGCGCTTTGACCGAAGAACAAGCTCGTGAAATTTACAGACGGAAACGTTCTGGCGAGCTTCAGCGCGTACTTGCAGATGAATACGGAATAGATCAAACGCACGTCTCTCGCATCGGAAGAAAAAACTGGTTACACATCTCCGGTGGCAAGGAGGCACATGCTGCGCCAGGAATATAGTCATTCAGCCATCTGCGATGTCCGGGACGCCTGCGCGCTGGCGCTCAAGCGCCTCCTGCTCAGCATCGATCGAACGATCGAAGGCGAGCACATCCAGTTCGCGCAGGTCTTCGACGAGTGGCCCACCTCGGACGACAAGTTCGACTGCCCTGCCGCTTGCGTGCTGCCGCCTCCTGAGTGGCGCTACGACGACACCGGTGGAACGCCCAAGCTCATGGAGCAGACCATCGAGCCGCTGCCCATCCCCACGCCGGTCGATGGATCCACCGAGCCGCCGGCCTACGGCCTGTACAAGACGGCCGAGATGCTCGACGAGTTCGGGATCATCCTGCGGGCGACGACGCCAGCCAAGCGGTCGATGCTAAAGCTCGCCGTGGAAGAGGCATTCCAGACCGCGAACGTCACCATGGATCCGAACGGCCAGCGCTACGGCCTGCTGCTTGACCTTCCCGAGTATTACGACTTGAAGGCACGAGCCTCGCTTCTCCGCGGTCAGAACAGCGACAGCGACGACGCGGCCATGCGCAACCAGCGGGAGGCCACGTTCGTCGTCTCCATGCAGGCCCCGAAGGTTCAGGTCGGCGCCGTGTGGCCGCTGGCACTGACAATCACACGTGTCACCCAGACTGCTGACGGCGCGCCCGTTAGCTCATCCGTAATCCAGATCCCCACTCCCTATAGGAGCTAGCCGATGTTCATTCTTCGCACAACGTCCATGCCCACACTGGCCCAGCTCACCCAGATCGAACAGATCGTGGCGGTCGACTTGGCTGGCCCGAATCAGCCGGTGAGCCTCGGCTCTGCTCAAGCCGCGATCGTCGGCGAAGCTCTGCAAGGCCCGTTCGTGACCAAGATCATGAACAGCCCAGGCGACCTGAAGGCATACTACCAGAGCGCGGTCCCGGGCCGGTTCGTTCTGCAGAGCCAGAACACCGTGAACGCCGCGGCCGATTCCTCGACGCCAATTCAGGACGGCTCGGGCGTCGCCTTCGACGGCAACATCATGGCGGAGCTGAAGGGCAAGACCTTCACCGGGCTGGCTATCCAGCGCGTCGACTGCGACATGGTCTCGGCCACGCCATCGACGACCAAGGTGTTCGTCAAGTTCAGCGTCGTGGTCGATGCGTCCGACACCACGGGGAGCGTGACCAACAAGGACATCGTGATTCCTTCCGGTCAGCGCTTCGCTGACAATTCCACCCCCACCGTGGTCATCGCCACCAGCCAGGAGGTTCACATCCCGGCCGGCACGACGATTGTGGGCGGCGCGGTGGTCTGCGGCGTCAACTTCGTCCAGGACGCTGCCTCGGGCATGCTGACCTACTCGACCACTGGCTCGCTCGTTGGCGTCACGGCCTTCTTCGTGAAGGGCGTCTCGGCGACCACCGCGGGCGCGAACCTGATCGACACGCTGGTCGACACCGCGATCCCGGGCGTGGTCTCCGTCGTCGGCGGCACTGTCTCGACCATCGGCGCGAACGGTTCTGCGGCTGACGCCTACGCTGCCGCTGGCGGCGCCGCGGCCCCGAGCCCGGACACCCTCGCGAACCGCATTGCGGCCTGCTACCCGGCCGCCATCAACAAGACGCTTCCCGGCACTCAGGACACGTCGAGCATCATCGCGATCTGGAGCGCCCGCAACTGGGCGATGTCCGCTGCGAACGCCCAGAAGACGATGCGGAACAACCTTTGGCAGAACGCCATCGCCAGCAGCACCGGCGGTCGCGGACGCGTCGCCTGCGTGACCGTGGCCCCTGCCCTCGGCGTGCTGGCATCCGACGCCACCACGGCGAAGGCGCTCTACACCGGCCTCAAGACGGCGGACAGCATCGCGGCGTCGAATGCGGATGCGGATCGCTTCTGGATCTGCGGTCCCTTCAAGCAGGTGTGGAGCGACGAGCTGGCCAAGGACATCACCATCAGTGCCTGCGGCGCGCGCGCGGCCATGAAGGTGAACCTTTTCAACGCCGGCAAGTCGGAGTACCAGACCAGCGTCGGCCCGGGCGAGAACAGCCAACTCCAGGCCGTGGACTCGGTCGAGGTGTGCTTCCTCTCCAACCCCCCACAGGAGGCGGACTTCATCGCCTTCAAGGCGAATGGTGTGGCCTGGTTCACTCGCGACCCGTCGGCCGGCTGGTGGTTCTACAGTGGCGTGACGGCGGCGGATCCGATTCAGTACCAGAACCGCGTGGCCGACAACCGCCGCAGCTTCGCCGACGAAATCCAGGACATCATCTTTTCGCTGGCGAACAAGTACGCCAAGAAGCCAGGAACGCAACAGCGCTCGGACGCGTTCATGACCGACATGGTCTCGTACCTGGAAGCCCTGAAGACGCCCGGTATCGGCGACCAGCGCTGCAAGAACTACCAGGTGCTCGAGGGCGCCGCCGCTGGAAACACCGACACGCTGAACGCTCATGGCGTCTTCCTCTTTGAGGCCGACGTCCAGATGTTCGGCGATATGAATGCCCTGGTCGTCAAGGCGATGATCGGGCCCAACGTCATCATCTCGCAGGCATCTGCGGGCTGACACAGGAGCAAGTGACCCATGCCAAATGCTGATTACCGGATCCTTGGCCGCGACTCGACGATGCGGCTCACCCAAGACGGGGCCTTGCTCGCGGAGACGAGCGCCCTGTCCAACATCGAGCTCAAGCTCGTGCAGACGCTGCTCAGCGAGGGTTTCCTCGGCGAGTCAGCGAAGCGGCACCGAGAGATCTTCGACGAGGTCGACATCTCGTGGTCGGTCGAGCCCGAGGGCAAGGAGATCCTCCAGATGCAGAACGCGGTCTACCAGCGCGCGCGCACCGGGCAGGGCAACCTGCAGATCAACCTCGGCCTGCGGCTCGCGTTCCCGTCTGGGTTCAGCGCCCGCCTGACCATTCCCGATCTGAAGTTCGGCGCCAACGGCGACCTGAGCGTGCCGGGACGTGAGCAGTTCGTGAAGATGGCATTCTCGGCGAAAGCCAGCATGTACATCCCGAACTACGTCTAAACGTTTTCATTGAGGAGGAGGCCCCATGTCAGAATCACAGAACATCGCCGCGGGAGCGGCGGACGCAATCGCGCGACTTCCACGTTACGACTTCGAGATCAAAGAAGATACGGACACGCCCGGCACGATCTTGGAGACTGACCCGAAGAAGGTCACCCTTCGACGCCTGACCTACATGGAAGAGAAGTCGGCGCTGCAGGCCAAGGATAACGGCGGCCACAGCTACGAGTACGAGGGGGCCATGCGCGCCCTCGACGAAGTGGACGGACGCAAGATCACCTGGGAAGCCGACGACAAGGTGCGGACGTGGGAATCGTTCTCGCCCGTGGTGCGCGACCTTCTGGCCGGCGGCTTCATGAAATACTGCTTGCCCACGAAGCGTCAGCGTGACGATTTTTTCGCCAGTGTGAAGGTGCGCCTTCCCGGAGCGTAGAAGGCAAGCTCCTCGACGCACTTTGGGACGATGTAGCCTACTGTTGCAGATACGGACACCAGCCACTCTCTGAAGTTTTCAGCCTGTCGCGCTTCGAAGTGACCGACTTCAAGGAAGCCCTTAGCAGGCTGGTTGAATCGGAAAACAAGCAGAAGTAAGATGACTGAGAACACGACCCAAGTGGAAGGCCTGGACTTCACCGTCCAGGACCACACGAGCGCGCCGACCGAGAAGATGACTCGGTCGGTGGAGCAGTTCCACAGTGCGGTCGACCGAACGACACAGAAGCTCAGCTCTCTTGGCCACAGTACGGCCATGACCGCACTCGGGGCCGTCGGTCTCGGGATCGGATTCCACGCCATTGCAGAAACGGCGAGGGACGCGAACACCGAGCTCGAGCAGGCGGCCAAGCGCATCGCGGGCGTGCAGTACACGTTCGGCGGCTGGGAGAAGGGCATCAGCGGACAGCAGAAGTGGAACGAGTCGCTGGAGCAGGGGCAGGAGATCGTCGAGCGGCTGGAATCGTCGGAAAGCAAGCTCAAGATGGGGCGCGACGATCTGGCCGACATCTACAAGTCGACCACGGCCATCAGCGCTCGGTATGGACTGTCTCAGGAGCAACAGCTCGACTACACCGAGAAGCTGGCCGCGGCCCATAAGGTTCTCGGGACCAGCGCCGAGGGCGCGTCCATGGTCATCGGCCGGGCGGCGCTCACCGGGAAGATCCGTGGCTTCGACGACTTAAGCAAGACGCTCCGCTTCGGCGTTGGCGACCTCAAGGCGTTCTCAAAGCTCGGCGAGAAAAAGCGCTTCGAGAAGCTGCAGAAGGCAATGGGCGATCTCATGCCGGCGGCCGAGGGCATGGGCAAGGGGCTATCCGGTTCTCTGTTCGACATTCGCAAAACCGTCAAGGATCTCACTCGCGATCTCACGGGACCGGTATTCAAGGAAGTAACCAAGGAAATCGGTGCGTGGGCATCACGCATTACCCAGGTCAGGGAAGGCGGGATGAGCATCGCCCGCGACTACGGACAGAAGCTCGTCACGGTCTTCGGCTACCTGAAAGACACCACGTCGTTCATCGCCGACCACTGGAAGTCGATCGCGCTGATCTTCGGCGCGAGCAAGCTCGTCGGCATGACCGAGGGACTGGCGGCGTGGGGCAAGAAGGGCGGAGCCGGTGGAATAGCTGGAGCGGCGGCGGGTGCAGCTGGAGCCGTCGGCACCATGCAGGTGCGCGCCGGCATCGTGAACATCGACTCGAGCGGTGCAGCTGGCCTCGGGAAGCCGGCGGCCCAAGCGCTGGCGACTTCCTTGCGGCCGAGCATGGCCGAGACAGTCGGCAGGTTCGCCAGCGTTGCCGGTAAGGCCTTGATGGTAACCGAGGCCCTCGGGGCGCTGTACATCGGCGCGGAGGGACTCGCCAGGTTGCTCGATGCTCAGCAGTCCAAGCAGCTCGAACAGCAGCGTGCCGCTCCTCGGGCAATGGACGCCCTCACGGCCGGCGCCAAGGCCATGAGCTCGGCACTGAACGAGCGCTCGGTTAAGGAAACCTTTGGCCATCTCAAAAGCAGCTTCGACGCCTATGGGATGAAGATTGGACATGGCCATCTGTCTGCAGCTTCCATCGCGGCGGATCTGCGCAGCATGGCGCCTGAGACGGCCGCCAAGCAACTCGGGATGTTCGGCCTCAAGGGCGTCAGCGCGAAGAGCGTGCAGGGCTCTGACTTCATCGATAAGGCCGCCGGCAGGGTGGCGTCGCTTCTGAACGGATTCGCCGACCAGCTGCTCAAGGCGTATCCCGACCTGACAAAGTCAGGATCCGCAATATCGCCCAAGGCGCCCATCAACCAGACCATCCAGCACCTCGAGATCCACCCGGACTTCAAGGACGCGAACCCTGACCGCATCTGGCACAAGCTCACCAACGAGGTTATGGACATCGCCCACAACCCGCGCGGCTCCCTCATTCCTGCGGTGGTGCGCTGATGGCCGACGAACAGGGCGGCCTCGTCGAAATCATTCCGCTGGTCGACGGCTACCCGACGATCAACCTCCGAGCCGGTGGTCTCCCGTTCAAGGGAATGGAGTTCGGCGGCCAACAGCGCCTGAAGACGACCTGGTACGTGGGCAACCCAGTCGGAACCCAGACCGCCGGCGGCCCCATGGTCTTGCCCACGATCATGGGCGGCCGTTGGATGGACGTGGACCTCGGCGAAGGCGGGGCTCGCAGTCTCGTCCTGCAGTTCGAAGCGCTTCGCGACCGGGCGATCCCACTTGAGGTCCGCTGGGGCGGACGGCAGCTCACCAACGGCGAAGACCCGGCCATCGTTCGCCGCGGGAAGATCTCGAAGTTCGTCCCGAAGTACAACACGACCTGGCACATTGAGTGGACGTGCGAGTTCGAGTGGTCCGGTGGAGCACTGCAGGCCAAGGCCCCGCTGCTGTCGAAGGCATTCACGCCAAGTAACGACTTCAGCGCCCTGTCGGAGCAGCTTCAGGACACGCAAGACCAGACGGAATCTTTCCTCGACGCGTTCTTCGCCTGGCAAAGCGCCGAGGCCGGGGCGCTCCTGACGGTCTCCGATGCGCTGGACGACGTGCAAAACTCCATCATCGACGCCCTAGACACCATCGACGGTGCAAGCGCCATGCTCTCCGACGCTGCCAATGGCGGGGGCATCCCGAGCCAGGTTGCCGACCGTGTCCGCGGCGTGTGCGACCACCTGGTCGTGGTCTGTCAAAACGGGCGAGCCTCGGTGAGCGACGTGGCTGGCCTGTGGACCAGCGGCACGCTGTCCGGGCAGGCGTTCGTGGACGCCGGTACACTCTTCCGCCAGCAGGCGGCGCGCGCGAAGCTAGCGATGTTCCCAACCGACGATCCGCTGCAGCGCCTCGACGGGCAGATCTCGCTTTACGATTTGGTCTTGTCGTGGGACTTGCTGGCTCAGCAAGCGTTCGTCACCTCCTCGAATCTAGCTAGCCAGCAGGTCCCCGACATTATTGCAATCGTTCGCCCGCCGGTCGGCAGCGACCTCCGAGACCTAGCCGTGAAACACTACGGCAACGCCGACGACTGGGACGTCATCGCGGACTACAACGATCTGCCCGATTCCGAGGTTCCCCCGAACCCGACCGGGCCGAGTGACAACGGGGGCCCGCCGATCTACATCCCGCGCATGCCCGACCAGACGATTCAACCTCGGCAGGGTGGAGTCACGTGACCAGCCCGCAGCCTCGCGACTATCGCCCGGCTTGGCTTCTGCGCATGTTCGTTCGCCTCGAGGACTTCGGTGCGGCCGACGACTCGGATGCGCAGGACGGTTCGAAGCCGTACCAGGACGCGGCGGTTAAGCAGCAGGCGGACGCCGCGATCATCGAGGGCAAGCTCGCAGCCCTAGCAGCCGCCAACCAGGGCCGCTCCAAGTCGGCGATGATAGGCCTTATCACGATGGCGAAGGCTCTCAGGCGCAACGCCACCAAGGCGCAGCTTCAGGGCGACTCGGCTGCCGGTGACAAGGGTGCCGGCGATGACTTTTCGGTGGAGTTCATCACGGTTCCGCAGGACCTGGACTTCGAAGACCGAGGCTTTCGCGAGGCAGACCAGCTGACGGCATCGTTCCCGTTTCAGGATCTCCCACTGCACCCGCTCATCATTCGCGAGATCCGAGTCGAGGCGTGGGTGGGCACGGTCAGTGTCGAGGACTTCGCTACGCCGGACAGCTGGCGTCTGAAGGCCATTCCAAGCGACCGGTGCGTGCGCAGGTTCAACGGCTACGTCGACCTTCCGGAGATGGAGCACGACGAGACGAGCGGGACGGTGCACCTGAAGGCCCGCAGCTACATCGCGGTCCTGATCGACAACCACATCAACCCGCGCGCCAAGACGCACCAGATGCAGGCGTCCGAGGCGTACCTCACGACCTACATCAACCGCATCCTGTCGGAGTTTCCTCCGACGTCGGGCCAGCACGGCCACGCCTTTCGAGCGGTCTGGTACGGTGGCGCGGCAAAGGCTGAGCCGAAACTGTCCCGCAAGATCTTGCTGCGGTCACTGCAGACAGCGTCCAGCCGAAACGCGGCCGCGGGGCAGGCGGCTGGAAACCCGGTGAATGCCCAGCCAGATTCAACCGTCGAGGGCGCGGATCCTCAGGGCTTGGGAGACGAGGCGCCAGGTGGTCTAGCTGGCGCGGATCCTCAGGGCTTGGGAGACGAGGCGCCAGGTGGTCTAGCTGGCATGCCACCGACCGCAGTCACCCCGGAGGGCATGCCCATATGGGATCTCATCACGCAGGCGTGTGAGCTGTGTGGCGTGATGCCGCTCTATCGGCCAAGCCTGCCCTCTGCCACGGGGAGCATTGCCGGCGTCGAGCAGACGGTGGATCCTGCCAACTGCCTGCTCATCGTGCCGCCCGAGGCTTTCCTCGACGACATCTCGAGCGGGACTCAGATCTCCGGCGGCTCTCGCGACGGCTTCCGCCGCAACTTCACCGACGCGCAGGGGAACGCCTTCGGATCGGACGTCCGGTTTATGGTCTGGGGGCACAACCTTTCGAAGATGAAGCTGGCCCGCAAGATGGGCAAGGCGCGACCGCAAGCCGTAGAAGTGCACGCCTACAACCCGGACGCCGAGGGCGCCAAGCGGCAGTTGATGAGCCGCTTCCCCAAGCACGTCACCAAGGCGAAAGGCAAGGGAGGGAAGGGCGGCGGTAAGTCGGCCAGCAAGATGGGCGAGAAGGGGCACGGCAAAATCGACTCGGTCCGCATCTTCGAGGTGCAGGGCATCCGCGACCAGCTGGCCCTGGACTCGATCGCGGTGTCGCTCTACCACCAGCTCGCCAGGCAAGAGCTGACCATGGAGATCGAGACGGACGAGCTCGCCTCGTACATCAACCCAGTGGCCAGCGCAACGAACGGCCAGCTCGTTCCGCTCCAGCACAATGACCAGCCGGACTTGCTACGCCTCTGCGCCGGGACGCCGGTGCAGGTGACGGTGGCGAGGCGGTCGACCGATAGCTCCGACCTCACGATTTGCAGCCTGTCGGAGTTCTACGACCTCGGCGGATCCAACGTCCTGAAGGCACTCACCGAGCAGAACAACCGCTGGGGCTCTTGGCGCACCGACGGAAGCATGGACCCGGGAAAGCTAACGGAAACGGCTCGCAAGATTCAGCGTGCCTACCAGACGGCGAAGCTTCCGAGCGTCTACTACTGCCGTGGCGTTCAGATGAGCTTCAAGCAGGGCGACGACATCTTTCACGCGCGCCTCGAGCTCACCAACTACATGCCGGCAAACGACCCGGCGAACATGGATGCCACCAGCCGTGAAATGAACGACCGCCGCAAGCGGAAGGCCACGACAACCCCCGGACGCAAAAAGACCGCCGAGGAGAAGCGAAGCACCGTCGTGGTCGACAATGCCGGCAGGATAGGAGCGAAGCGGTGAAGGGCGGTCGCTCACGCGGCACCGACGTCCGCGGCGGCATCGATGCGCGCGCGCTGAGTGAGGCCGTGGCCAGGCCTGGCATTGACACCCGGGCGTGGGTCATGGAGGGCACTGTCTGCACGCTGGACCGTTCTTCTGGCACCTGCGACTACGAGGACAACCGAGCGGTGTGGAACAGCTCCGGAGGCGTGCACGTGGACGTGCTGCTGTCCAACGGCCACCACGTGACCGCCCGCTACGCTGGCGTCCAGGCCGGCGACGTGACCATCCTCGCGCCGATTCGACCTGGCGATCCCGTGGTGGTGCAGAACCCTGGCGGCTCGCTCATGGCGTGCGTGATTGTTGCCATCCTGCACACGCGATCGAACCGCCAGCCGACTGACGGCGGAAAGCCGATCTTCGACAACAACCGCCTGCTGATCCACGCGAAGGACGTGCCGATCGACATTCGCACTGCCGGCACCGCCGGCAACCCGGGCGTCCAGCTCTTCATCGGCCAGGACGGAACGATCCGCGCTGGCAACCAGGACGCCACCGAGCAGAACGTGCTGGGCACGAGCTACCGCCAGGCGGAAGACCAGCTCCTCGACGCCATGGAGAAGGCGGCTCAGTCCCTCGCCTCAGCGGCGGCGGGCCCATACAGCGGACTGACTCCAGGGTTCACGATGCTCGTCGCTGCATTTGAGGCGTTCAAGCTGGCCGCCACGGCGAAGAAGAGTTTCCTATCAGACGTGGTGTTCACCAAATGACCACCGTCCAGGCTGACTTCGTCTACGTCGGTTCTCCACAGCTGTTTTCTGGCTGGTCGGAGATCTTTGCGGGCGTGTGGCAAGCACCTGACGTCGGTGTTGTGGACTTCGGCACCAGCGTGTGCGACGGCCACGCCCCCGCCGACGGCGAGATCTTCGTCGCGTTCAACGTCAACGTCGGAGCCACAGACCAGTGGAAGCAGCAGATCTTCCAGGTCGTCGACTGCGGATACCACGTCGTCCTCGGACTGCCGGTGAACAGCAAGCCGACGATCAAGCGGGCCCCCGGTTACGAAGGTGGCGCCGCCTATGTGACCGGACTACGCGTCTACGCGAAGAACGGCACCCTGTACGCTGGCCAGTGGCTGAGCTTGCTCACCGTCCCGCCCGTGCTACTGGACCAGGACGCGGTCACCTGGCGGGTCGACAACATTTATCCGCCCACGATGAACAACGCGTGGACCGGCCGCGGGATCGGCAACGACACGTACGCCGTTCAGAAGACCGCCGCCGCAGACTTCCTGGCGCTCTACCCTGACTTCCCAACGCTGGACCAGGCAACCCAAGACGCGATCATCGCGGATCTCAACCGATTGATGGCCCAGGTTATGGGCAACGCAGTCATCACGCACGCGCCAGGCTACGGCGGCACCGTGACCACGGCGCCCAACACCGGGGCTGGCTTCGACTTGCCGATCCCGTCGTTCGTGGTGATGGTCGATGGCGCGGGAGCGTTCTCGTCGCTGTGGTGGAAGTCCGGCATTCCGGCGACGGCATGGGTGCAGGTAGCGGGAGTCAGTGGCGGAGGAGGCGGTGGAGGGGTAACGCTGTCGTCGGACATTCCGCTTCCAGACGGCATAGGGAACGCCGGAGATCTCGCCAGCGGTCAGGCCACCGCCAAGGGACACATTCACCCAGCCAACCCGGCGCCTCCGCCTCCTGCTCTCGCGACGAGTACGCTCTATACCGCCAAGGTAGGGGCGTCGCTTTTTCGCGGGGACGTGTACTGCCCGTTCAAGAGTTCGGAAGTGCTTTTCCCGTGCTACATCCCCGATCCGACAGTCGCGCTGGTTCAGGCGGACTTCGTGTATCAGGGCGACTACGGTTGTCTCGGGCGCATTTTTCCGGTCTGGAACGAGCTGTCTCCGGGCGTGTGGCAAGACAGTTACCCAGCCCTTGGCTCCTACGGTACTTTCGCAAGTCAGTGCGACGGGCACGCGCCAGCCGACGGCGAGTTTTTCATCGCCTACAACTTCACGCCCGATCCAGGCGACATCCGGAAGCAGCAAATCTACCAAGTCGTGGATTGTGGCGTGCACGTCGTCGGCGGATCGACTGTCTACTCGAAGGTCACGGTTCAGCGCGCGGCTGACTATCAGGACGGAAGTGCGTACGTTGCAGGCCTTCACCTCTATGTCCGCAACGGCTTGCTTTACGCGGGCAAGTGGTTCCACCTGCTGACCGCGCAGCCAATCACGCTCGACACGACGGACATGTACTGGGAAGTGCTCAGCAGCTATACGCCGACGGCCTCCAAAGAAGAACTTCTGTCTTCCGCGCAGATGGTCGCCGAAGGTGCGAACAGCAGGACGCAATACGGAAACCAGCCAGCCTGGTCGACGTTTGAGCCAGGCGGATTGCAGATCGGCCCGACCTTCACGAGCAAGCCGCTCGGCGTGACGTCTATTCCAGCAGGGACTTTTAGAGCGTGGCTCCTGTTGCGCAACAGCGTTGCAGTGACGACATCCGCCGAGGTTCGATGGTGGATTAAGCACGCAGACAACACGACGGACGTGCCGTTCTTGAGCATGACGTCTGGACCGATTACCTCAACCACCGACGACATCTACGAATTCACAGGCACACTCGCCGCGCCCGTGACGACCGTCTCGACCGACGTCGTTCAGTGCGGCGTATTCGCGCACGGTTCGAACGACCCTTCGACCGGAGTCGTCCTGAACTGGACGTTCCAGGAGCCCTCGCGGTTCTCCCGTTTTCAGGTCACCTGGCAGCCCGACGGTGTCGTCGCCATCTTTGCGGGATGGACGGAGATCTCACCGGGAATCATGCAGAGGGATGTCACCGGTCCGCTATCTTTGGTCCAGTTCGATGGCATGCCCGTAAATGAGGACAACCCGACGGGTGTCTCTCGGAGGATTGGCAATACAGTCTTTGCCTTCGACGTATCGATCGACGATGCGAGCAAGAAGCTGACCGGACCATGGATCGTCGACGATGTCGGCGGGCACATCGAGAACTACGGCACGCCTGAGCAAACCTTCATCCAGACGCACGCCCGCATGCACCGGGCGCCCGACTATTCCTACTCGGCAGCCTTCGTGCACGGGATGATGTTCCAGTGCGACAACGGCGACACGTACGGAGGCGGCTACTTCACGCTGAACAGCACAAGCGTCGTCCTCGGAACGACGGCGATGGACTGGTCGTGGACCACTGGCGACGCGCCAACGACAGACGATAAGTACGAAGCGCTCACCGGCCCGCAGCTCACGAGCGAGGGAGCTCTAACCACCTACCTAGAAATGAGCGTCACGGGGGGCAGCGGCTTCGGCGGCGGGTCGTTTGCGGATACCGAGTTTCCCCATCACTTTGACTCGCTGGCGCTTGGCGTGGCCGAGCTTGGCATCGGTCCGTATGCGGTAGACGTCGAGTCGGCGTCGGCATCTGGCATCTCCGGCGGAGCGGTGGCGCTGCTGCGGGTAAAGCTGATCGACGTGGACAACGGGGGAGCGGTCATCATGATCCTCGACTCGTCAGCCATAACGGCCGCTCGGGCGGTGCGGTTCGTCGGTTCTCCGCTTTCGGCGCCATACTCGTTCTCGCCTGATCGTCGACTGCAGGTGAAGTGGTACCTGCGCACCAACAGCGCCACGCCGGTGACGATGACGATGGCTTACAACAGCTCGGCGCGCGGGACGAAGCTCACGGTGCCGTTCGTGATGCCGGTCAGTGGCGCGAGCGACGGCGTGCACGATCACCTGTCGGGCCGAGACACCGTCAACAACCACTTTGGCGTAGGTACTTGCACCACCGCGAGCGGCATTGTGCCGGTGCCGACCAAGAAGAAAATGGTTGTCACTGTCGACGGGAACCCTGTTCTTCAGGGAATGCACGCGGAAGGACTTGAGACAGGCATCGACATCGCGCTCACGTTCCTCCAGTCGTGCTCCATCATCGGAGAGGCCCCAGGGCTCGGGACAGGTGTTTGCAAGTTCCTCACCTCGCACATGGACGGAAGCACACCAGACAACCTAGACACGCTCCCAGCGGGAGCCCGCATCGGGGTCACGTATTACGCCACCGAGCTTCCACAGTCGCCATGCTTTCAACTCACGTGGGGTCCACTCTCATGAGAAAACTCGTCTCAGTCCTGTTCGGAATCGCTCTCACGTTCTCGGCAATCCCGTACGCCGTCCCCGAGAACTATAAGGGCTATGCCCACGTCTGCACGGCGACGAACAATCTATGCGCGTCCGAGACGCCAATGTTCACTGTCGTCTGCCCGACGGGCATGGTTTGCGCCGGGAAGACCAGCACGACCACGAGCACGACCACGGCGACCGGGACCGGGACGTTCTACCAGACGCCGAGTCAGCCAGTGACAGCCACGGTGACGGCATCTGGAGGCACCCTCTACGGCGCGGGCGGGATTCAGTTCATCACGGCGACAAGTACGAGCACGGCGACCGCGTCCGCAACGGTGAGTGGAACGGGAACGTCGACCGGCACAGGCACGCTTCCTAGTTCTCAAACACTCACCTTCACCGGCAGTCAGGTCAACACGGGAACCTTCGCTTTTGTGACCCCAGTCTACACTTGGACACAAACATCGACCACCACCGCCTCCCATTACGTGACCGTTACGAACATTTCTACAGCGACGCTTACAAACACTGTGACTGTGACGGGGTCCGCGACGTTGACTAGGACTGGCACAGTATCCGGGACTGGTTCCGTGACCGTTACTGGTACGGTAACTGGGACATCTGGGGCGACGGCGACGGCAACCGTCACAGGCACACAGACGGCAAGCGTGGTTGCGACGACTACGCAGACGGCGACCGTCTCGGCGTCTAGCACGTTCACGCAAACCGGGACATTTACAGCCAGCCGAACATTCGCCACAAACGAGACGGGAACTGGAACGGGGACAAATACGTACGGCGGTGGGAACTATACTGCCACGGGAACTGTGACGAACACGGGAGCTGTGACAGCAACCGGAACGTTCACGGGCTCCGCCACCGCTACGGTCACGTTCACCGGTTCCGCATCTGGCACCACCACTGGCACCGTCACTGACACGTCTTCCGCCACCGCCACCACCGCCACGCTGCCAACGACGATCACGTATGTTCCGCCAGTGGTTCCAGTGGTTGTTGATCCAAGAGGGACGTCGTATCTCGTGGCGGGTGTCTACTATCCCCTTGGGGGGTCAGCATCGGCGGCATTCGTGACTGTCCCTGCGGGAGAAACACAGTCTGACCCGTCTCTCACCCTGACCGCCGGAGGCTCTATACAAAACGTCTTCTACAGCGCGCAACCTTGTGATCCATCGTACTCAGCTAGCGGAAATCCCTGCTCTCTGGTGAATCGTCCGGAACTGGCCACCGCTCCTAAATGGATTCCCTCAGGAACGATTACTATCAATCTGTGGGCGAAGGCGACGAGTCAGGTTAACGTGTTGATTCAACCGCTCGTCATGCCAGGATACGGCGGAAGCGTCGGCTACGTGTGGATCACGGTGACATCCGCGTCTTGGACGATGTACAGCGCAACAATACCCTTGCCAAGCGGGCTGCTGCTCCCTGCGAATTCTCAGCTTGCTGTCTTCATCTCGGCAATGGATTCCGCGTCGGGAACTCCGACAATCACGATAGGCGCAACAAGCGGGCATTACACGTCAATCAACGGACCGTGGGTAGCCGGAGACAGGTCCTCATTGAGTCGCAGATTCGTTGTTCCAGGCGTGCCGTCGGGAACAACAAGCGTGACAAGCGGCATCTCTACAGCATACACGTACGGCTCCGTGCAAGGGTACGAGGATATTGAGGTAACGGCGAATTTGAAGAACACTGGCGGCAGTTCTACGGAGTGCTCGCTTTATCTCTACGGCGACTCGTCGCAACTGAGCAACAACAATTACACCCTTTCCGCAGGGGCGGACGTGACGGCAGTGGCCAGAACACAAGGGCTATTCTTAGGAAACTCGATTTCAGTGAGGGTGGGCGCGTTCACAGGCGGGACATGCGCCGTATCCTCCCCAGGAGGAGATGTTGGTGGGCGATTCATCCTGACACCTACAAACCCGGCCGTGGTCCCCCAATGAAGGACATTCACGCCGACACCATCATCGCAATCGTCGTTTTCGCGGTTGGGGCAGCTCTTGGCCTACTGGCCGCCCGCATCGTGGCTCGGGAGCGGACCGCACATGTGGACGCCACTGTCGAGCGTGACCACAAGGACGGCCAGCGGACCGCAGGGATCCGCATCGGGATTGGCGTCGGGAGTATCGAGCACACAGACGGGCTTTCCATGGTCGATACCAATGGAGTGCGTTCCTGGGAAGCACTGGGAAGCGTCAGGAATCGGGGCGGTATCGAAGGAACGCTGAGCATCGACGCCCACGACGGCCGGCTGGCTATCGACGGCTACTGCCTCAGCGTCGATTGCTCCCGCGTCGCCGCCTGCCAGGCCCTGCATGCCGCCGTCGCCGCAAGCTGCGAGTGTGAGGGAAATTGCCAATGCCAAAACTAGGTTCTTCATGACGTCCTCCAAAGTCGGCCGCCCAAGGTCACGCACGTATCAGGACCCCAAAGCCTGCCAGCTACAGGGGACACGTGCGCAACCTGGGACGGCGGAAAGTGGGTCATGCTGGCAGGCATTCGAAAAGCGTGCGCCCGTTCCGCGTGATGCACAAGATGAACGCCAGTTCAGTGGAGAAGGGTAGAATCAGCCATGCCTAGTTTCACCGTTCGCCGAGCCGTTGCCATTGGTGGTCAGGTAGTCCGCGTGGTGTTTTCCGAGGAGCCGCGCCACCGCAGCACCGCCGGCATCGACGACGCCCGCAATGCGGCCAACTACGCCGTCGCGATCGTGCAGGGGGCCGGGCAACCACTGCGCGCCATAGCGGTGTTGCCCGCGGTCGCCGCGTTCCCAGCCTATGGCGTAACCGCAGCCGGCGAGGTGGGCTGTGACGTCCAGGTAGACCGGCCCGTGGTCGTAGGGCTTACCTACCAGGTGACGGTGGCCTCCGCCGTCCGTTCCCTCCTCGGCGACGCGTTGTCGTCTCCGTTTTCAGCATCCTGCATCGGGGCAAGCAGGCCGGCGGCGACTCGCCAACTGCGGCGCAAGGTCCTGCCGGTGGATCTGGCGAGCAACCCGTTCGCTGGAGGGATCACGGTCCAGGCCGGCGACTGGGCGAGCCACCAAGGACTGGAGTCGACGACGAAGCGCGTATGGCGAATCGTCTTCACGGCGCTCGGTCGGTTCATGTGGCTGCCCAACTTCGGACTGAAGGTCGACATCAAGAAGCCGGGCACCCTTTCGATGCTGAACGGACTGCGGACCGACCTTCGCCAGCAGATTCAGCAGCAGCCCGACATCGCCTCGTCATCAACCAGCGTGTCCCTCGACGCTCGGGGATGGGTGGAGCTGGGAATAAAAGGGCAGACCAACAGCGGGGAAACCTTCGACAACACCGTCAAATTCAGCGAGAGTGGGATTAAGGTCTAGGCGCAAATGTCAATGTTAATCACGAGACAGGAACTCGCATCGATCGGCCGCGCCGCCATCGCCGGCACGCCAGGCATTCGGCTCAGCCCTGCTCTCGTCGACGTACCAGGAAGCGACCTGAACGTCGTCGTCGGCATGTTCTCCGTGCTGGCCGAGAACGTCGCCGCCCGCGGGGCCAAGGGGCAGCGCGGGGCATTCGCCGAGCTCGCGCGCGGGTCGCAGCTCGATCAGCTCATTTCCGACCGCACGGGAAGCCGCATCCTGCGGTTCGGCGCCAACCCGGCGACGGTCGACCTCGTGCTCGGCCGCCCGACGCCTGGGAGCTCCACCCCGGGCACGTTCGCCGCATCGTCAGTCGTGACGACCGCAAGCGGTGTGCAGTTTGCCACGGAGACGGACGCCGTCTTTGGAGGCTTTACCACCACGGCCTACGTCGCAGCCAAGGCGCTCGTCGCTGGCGTCGATGGCAATGTCGGCGCGGGCGAGATCGTCGGGTTCGGCACGAGCCCGTTCGACAGCCACCTTACGGTGACCAATCCTGCGCCGGCCGCAGGCGGGCTCGACACCGAGGACGACATCCCGTTCCTGGGTCGGTACCTGGCTTTCTTCCCGACGCTCAGCCGGGGCACCCTAGGCGCGATTGAGTTCGGTGCCATGCAGGTTCCTGGGATCGCGGTGGCGACCGCCAGCGAGTCGCTCAATCCGTCCAACAGCATGCCGGCCGCCTTCGTCCAGCTCGTGATCGGCGACCTGAACGGAAATGCCACCAGCGACATGGTAACGGCCGTGGCCAGCTCGCTTCTCGGCTACCGGTCGCTGGGCATCCCGGTCTCGGTCCTGATTGGGCAGGTGGCCTACCAGGCCGTCCAGTGGGCGCCGGCTTTCACCTCTGGCACCAGTGAGGCTCTCGCCATTCAGCGGCTCACGGCTGTTACAGTGGCTGTGGCGCAGTACCTACCGCCGGGCCCGGGCCGCGGAACGCTCTACCGGGCCAAGCTCATCACGGCCGCGCAGCAGATTCCCGGTCTCATCATCAGCGACAGCTCGCTCCGCCTCCCGGCCGGCGACGTCGTCCCCGCCACCACCAACACGATGCTGAGGATCCTGCCCACGCAGGTCACCTATGCCTAACGTCGAAATCCAACTCACGCAGGACCAAGCGCTGGACATCGTCCGGCGTACCTGCGACGAGACTTGGCTGCGAGGCATGCTGAATCAGCCGGACGGGAAGGCCATCATCAACGCGGCCACGGCCATCGCGGCGAGGGCGAGCGACGCCATCGACGAGCAGACGGCATCGATGCTGATCTCCGACGCCCCGACGGGCTCGGCTGGGACGTGCGCCCTGACGGCAACCCGCAGCTCGACGGGGACGACGATCGCGATCCCGAGCGGATTCCCGTTCGTGACGGGCGCCGGAATCGAGATGGTCACCACGAGCGACATCGCGGTCGGCTCGTCGCAGTCGACGATTGTCTTTTCGCTGCGGAGCTTGCGCCAGATTGATCTTGTGAACACCGTCGATCCTGCCTTCGACGATGCTCTGGACGTTGCGGGCAGCATCGTGGCTGCGATCTCCCCGGACGCCCCGACCATCTACGGCAGCGGCGGCGAGAAGGTGCTGTCACCCAGCTACAGCTCGCTGGACTACGTATCGAGCACGGCCATTGCTGGCGCACAGATGGACTGGCTGTCGCCGCTTGGGGATGAGCGTGCGTGCCGGCGCCAGGCCGGAGAAGACGGCGAGGCGTACCGGGCCCGCATCCGCCAGATACCCGATGCCATCTCACCGATCGCCGTGCAGGAAGCGGTTCGCGGGGCGCAGGCTCAGGCCGGGCTGCCGCCGTGCTACGTGATTGAGCCAGCGCTGGACCAGTCGAGCGACTTGGCCCGCGCGGCGATTGGGCTCATCTACGGTGACTCGCCCTACGCCGACGACGCCTTTTGCGAGGATGCGCTCGGCGTGGACATTGGGGCCAAGCAGCCGCTGCGCACGTGCGCCATGCCGTCGATTCGTGAGGGCAGGGCCTACTTCCGCGAGGCGATTCTCGGCAACCTCATCGAGCCCGACGATCTAGTCTTCTACGCGGACCGTAGCTTCTGTGACGACCCGGTGGACGGGTATCCCGACATTGCTCAGCACCCGACCGTGACGGCGTCCTTGGCTGCCATCCTCGAAGAGATGAACGCGAAGCGGGCGGCTGGGATCACGTGCGACCTCTCGATCGAGAACGCCACCGTGGTGGACATCGTCAACCCGCCGATGGTCTCTCAGGAGCAGGTCTTCCCCTGCTACATCCCGGACCCGACGGTGGCGCTCGTTCAGGCTGACTTCGTCTACAACGGCGACTATTCTTGTCTCGGGCGCATCTTTCCGAATTGGAACGAACTGTCGCCCGGAGTGTGGCAAGACAGTCGCGATGCGGTTGGGTCTGGCGGTACTTTCGCAAGTCAGTGCGACGGGCACGCGCCAGCCGACGGCGAGTTTTTCATCGCCTACAACTTCACGCCCGATCCAGGCGACATCCGGAAGCAGCAAATC